ACCTGTATGCAAAACTATTGGTTTACACTCCCATTGACTCAGATGATGATTGTGTAAAGGTCTTTGAGAGAATTGACAATGATGGTGTTTACCATGCTGACAGTGAGAACCTGATCAGGATAGCCAATATAAGACGGGCAGGATTCAACATACATCCGGCCATCAACAAGAAGATCATTTACGGAATCGGGCAGGTGAAAAACTTTAAAATCCATCTTTGCCGGGATGTTGATGCCAAGAAAGAGGCCGACAATTACAAGTTCAGGATGATCAACGGGATAAAGCTGAATGAGCCGATTGATAAATTTAACCATATGTGGGATGCAATCAGGTATGGGGTAGTGAATAATTGTACTGGATAAATCAAAAACAGAAACCAATGACACAAATCGTGAAAGCAGCAGAATTAGTGCTAAAATTTAATGAACTTGGTATGCCATATTTTGAGGCAGTACAGTGCGCCATAATTGCGGTGAAGGAGATAATGAATTGCGCCTCAAATATACAGGATGCGTTTATTCAGAATCAAATTGAATGGTACTGGAACGAAGTCTTAACCGAACTTGAAAGGATGTGATATGACACAAGCAGAACGAATATCAATGAATGTTTGGAATGACATAATAGCTATGCCTAAAAACCAACATCGAGGTATAAGCTATTCACAACTTGAAAAAGTTATTGAAAAGGCATTAACACAACATAAACAATCAGAGTGTAATCATTTCTTTCCAGAAACTAAGTTGGGATATGTTAGTTGTGAATTATGTGGAATAACCAAAGAAACACCACTTTGCCCTGACCGGATCTGAATTAGAGTTTAGCTCCCTTTCATAACTTCCCTATCTGATTAGATAACTTTTGAAATATCCCCATTTTTTAGTATATATATTTGGCGTGGTCAATTCAGAGAACCATGCCATCAAAGCTCCGTCAAGTCCTTGCAGCCAAAGCCTATAACCTGATTTCAGGCGAAACAAAGGTCCTAAAGTTCGGCAAAGGTTATTTTTATACCACTTCAGCAACCAGGCTCATCAAAGATGTGAAGGGTATTAATGGTCAGGCAAAGGCCTATGACTATTGCGCTCCACTGAACGCTATCATTAACCGAAAAGCCGAAGCCTTCTGCAATGGTAAATGGTGGATGCTGGATAAGGATGGCAAAGAGGTAACAAACAGTTACGCAAAAGGCCTTCAGGAGTTACTATCCACCCCGAACCCATTACAGTCATGGGATCAGTTCAATGCCCAGGCTAAGATTTATGAGCAGGTATTTGGCGAAGTGTTTATCTTCGGATTAACCCCGGCAGGATTCACCGGTGTAGAGAACATAAAAGCACTCTGGGTTATCCCCAACTGGATGATGGAGGTAAGGCTGACAGGGAAACATCATTTCCAGACTCAGCTTGGCGAGATTGTCAAGGGTTACTTCCTGACATCCGGATCAGCAGCCATCGAATTGCCGATGGAGAACGTCTTGCATATCCGGGATAACAACCAGAATATTGACAATGCCATTCTTGGAAGGTCCAGGCAGCTCGCTCTTCAGGATCCCATCAGTAACATTGTGGCAGCGTACGAGGCAAGGAACGTGCTGATCACCCGTAAGGGAGCAATCGGCATCCTGTCAAATACATCAAGAGATGTTGCCGGAGCGAAGCCCATAAAGAAGGAGGACAAAGACGACCTGCAGGATGACTTCCGGTCCTATGGACTTGGTAAAGATCAGGCTCAGGTAATCATCACCAATGCCCAACTCAGGTGGCAGTCAATGACATTCCCGACCAGGGACCTGATGTTATTCGAGGAGATCGAGGATGATGTCAGGCAGATATGTGATAGCTATAACTATCCAATGCACCTGCTTGGATTCAAAGCCGGCACCACGTTCAGTAACATGAACGAGGCAAAGACCTCACTATACCAGGACACCATCATCCCGGAGGCTCAAAGGTGGGCACAGGCTTTCAGTAAGTTCTTTAATACAGCAAAGAACGGCTTTGAGATATCGATATCCTTTGATCATCTACCCATATTTCAGAAGAATGAAAAGGAGAAAGCGGATGCTTTCCTTGCCCAGGTAAATGCAAATACCCCTCTACTCGAAAAGAATATCATCACCCTGAATCAATATCTCACCAGACTGGACCTTGAAACAAGGGGTCCGGATGGAGATAAGTTCCTGAGTGAGATTCAGTCAGTGCCATACGCTTTAAAACTCGGTGTCGGTGGCACTCAGGCATTACAGGCCATTCTTTCTGATCCGAATATTGCAGATGCAAGAAAGCGGAGTATTCTAATTGTGATTTTTGGGTTAAGCGACAGCGAGGCCACACAAATAATCTCAGCAGCATGACAACACAGCCGGAACCAAAACCAGTGTTAACCCCTGAAGAAAAGCAGAGGCTCATCATGGAAAAGCAAATAAAGAAAATTGAACGCCAAACAGTCAACAAATGACAGAGCAGAACAAAACATATAAAAGTGAACTTGAGTCATATATCAGAGTGCACGAGCTGTTGATTGAGGAATCAAATGATACTATTTCTTACAATCTTAAAATGATTGACATTGCAAATAAAAGGATATTTCTTGAGAATGAGCAAATATCCCTTTCAATGAAACAGATTGAAGTAACAAAATTAAAAATATCTGAACTTGAAAAAAGAGAGGATTAACAAATGAACCAGATACAGTTACCGGACCATAGCGACAGGGATAAGCTATTTGACTATTTGAGAAAGAATAAGTCTATCCTGAAAATCGCGAAGAAAGCCACGAAAAAGGAATGGTGTCCGGTTTATTCCGTTGGTGATTATGACATTGATACTGTCATGTCGGCAAAGAATAAAATCTATGATAAATCCGGGGTAACTGAAAAGGCTGTTTTCAATGCTGAGGAATTGGCAAAGTCCGGCAGTTTCATGGTTAAGTTGGCAATAAACACAACTAATCTTTTTGACAGCCACAGAGACGTTCACATTCCCGGCATCTGGACAAAGAGCCTGAAAGAGCGTAGGTTGCTATACCTACTCAAGACTCATCACATGGATTTTGAGGACATCATCTCAGATGAGATCAAGGCTTCCGCAGCGATGATGGCATGGAAAGAGCTTGGTTTCAAGTATGAAGGTGAGACACAGGTCCTGTTGTTTGACTCACTCATCGACCCAACACGACACGAATACATGGCCCTGCAATATGCTCTGAACAGGGTTAAGAATCACAGTGTTGGGATGAACTATGTCAACTACTTTCTGGCAATGAACTCTGACAGTAAGTATGACAAAGAAGAAAAGGAAATGTGGGATAAATATTACCCACTTATTGCAAACAAATCAGATGCTGATGAGGTCGGATATTTCTGGTCCGTCACTGAAGCAAAGGTAATCGAAGGTAGTGCAGTTCCCCTCGGGAGTAACTACGCCACCCCCGTTATATCGATTGAGCCGGTGAACTCCACTCAGTCAACAAAAGGAGCCGAGCCGGTAAATGAACCACTCGATTTCGGAAAACTTGCGCTTGCCATCAAATCATCAACTAACTAATTCATTCAAACATGAAAAAGCTATTTTCAATCCTGCTGATCATGTCGCTGGCCTTTGTGGCATCGGCACAAATCAGCATGAACTTCACACCGGCAAGCAATGACAGCCTTGTCGGGGCTGTGACAAAGTATTGCACTTTGGCAAAGCCCATCACTTTCCAGTATTCTGCAGCCATCGAAGTGTACCTCACTACCTCAGTAGGGGCAAATGACAGTACACAGGTAACGGTTCAGGGCTCAATGGACAATTCAACCTGGTATGACATCAACGTGGGTACACCCGTTGTGACAGGTTCAGGAGCAGTCAGGACCAACAAAGTCTATGCAACCATCGGTGCGGCCAATGGAGGGGTTCTATTTCAGCCTACCTGGTTTCTTGCACCTCCATATGTCCGATTGAAGCTACAGCACTTTGTAGCTGCTACATCGGCAAAGATTACCAGGGCAAGGATTTACCTGAAAGCAAATTAAAGTTACTTACTCAAATCGAATTGTAAAATGAAAAAACTGAAAGAAAAAAGGATGTGGAAACTCAGGATATTGGCCGGTATCATCCTGTTATTTGTGGCCGGAATCTCGTTTGCCGCGTCACCTGAAAAGGCTATTGGCGCAATTGCCGCGACCTCTATTGTTGTAGGCTCTGTTACCCTTGAAGGGAAAGAAGCCGAAATGTACACTGCCCTGATGGAATCAATCCAGAAAGAAGTTGAGAAGCATGGTAAAGGATATATCACTGAACCCAAATTGAAAGAAGTTATCGGAGATAAGATTTCCGAAGCGCTTAAAACAATTGGGGAAAATACGGCATTCAAGGATCTGAAAGATGCTCTGGATAAGCTTGAAAAGGGACTTCATTCCCAGGGGCTCACAATCCAGGGATTAAAAGAAACTGGAATTGCCGTTGCACATACAAAGTCACTCGGACAGCAGTGGAAAGAACTTGTCTTAGGTGAGCAAAAGGAATCATGGGAAAGATTTAAAGCCAATGGATCAGGGTCATTTAATGTGACTGTAAAGGTTGCGGCCAATATGCTGCCATCGACAAACTTTACCGGAACCATTCCACAGGCCGAACGTGAAGCAGGATTAACCGATGTAGCACGTGAGCAGAGGTTCATTATGAACATTGTAGGTACAAGTCCGACATCTTCACCAACCATTGAGTATGTGGAAAAAACCAACCCGGATGGCACCGCTTCATTCGTTCTGGACACCGCAGCCTTTACGCAGGTTGATTTCGATCTGGCTGTGTCAACCTCAACCGCAAAGGATGTGGGTGCATTCGTTACCGTTCATGAGAACATGTTGAATGACATCGATTACATCGCCGGTGAAATCGACAGAGAGTTGACATATCAGATCATGCTTGAAGCCGACAAGAAGATTCTTTCCGGTGATGGCTTGAATGCGAACCTGAAAGGTATAACCGTTTTCGCTCCATCCGGATTCTCATTAACCAGCATTGCAGTTCTCGATCCAAACATCGGTGACTGTATTCTGGCTTGTGTTTCACAGATTGAAATTCTTGGATTCAACCAGGCTCCTTCAATTTTAATCCTGATCAACCCGTCAACCTATAATGAACTCCTTTCTGTAAAGGACAAGAATGGCCAGTATGTAAGGCATCCGCTGTTGTCTCCTGATGGCAATTCATTTGCAGGTTATCCGATCAACCGCACCTCTTTTGTAACTGCCGGTGACATGCTTGTCTTTGACAGGATGAAGGTAAACACCAAGGTTCTTCAGGGTATCACCCTTGCAATGGGTTACAACCTGACAGGTGAATTCACCAAGCGACTGCTGACCGTTCGCGGTTACATGAGACTGCACAACTACATCAAGGCAAACGATGTCAATTCATTCGTTTACGATACCATCGCCGATATCAAGGCTGCAATAACCGCTTCATAAATTAAAAACCAAAATCAATGAAAATCACTAAAGAAACCATCACGTTTACACCGACCGAAAAGGTAGAGGTCACAGCAACGGAAAAACATCCTGCCGGGAAAGGCAGCAAAAGAAGTGTTCCCGTTCACATGGTTGATCACCTTGTAAAAAAGGGAATGATCGAAGATCCAAACCCTAAAAAAGGCAAGTAAGTGCAGATCGATTCAACATATTTCGTTGGAGAAATCCTCATCCCGAACTTAACAGGTTCAGGGGTGATCGTTACCGGAAACGTGGCAGAGGTAAACAGGTTCATTGCAAAATATGAGCCCGAATATCTCCGCTACGTGCTCGGTGATGATCTGTATGAAGCCTTTAACACGGCCATCAGCGTGAATGATGATCTTGGTGAGGATGAAGAACCGGCAGTAATTGAGGCAAGGTGGTTGACGCTTCAGTCAAAATTGATTGACAGCACAAACAAACTGTCACCAATTGCTGACTATGTTTACCACTTCCATGCCCTTAACGGCATATCATCAACCACCCCGGCGGGAGAGGTCCAGAACAAAGCAGAGAATTCAGAACCGGCTTACAACTTTGACAAGATAATCAATGCCTATAACTATGCTGTAAGGCAAGGGCAGATCATTCTTGACTGGGTTATCGAGCATGATTCTGATTACCCTGAATTCGACACTGAGCACACCTATGAGCTGAAAACCATTAACAACTTTGGAATATGAGTTCACCTGTTGTAGTTGATCTGATTGGACTTTGTGTCATAGAAACGGCGAAAGCCATGTATATGGACTCTGCCGCAATCAACTATATGCACGGCCACCCGAGAGAGATCACGGAAAGCCTCACAGAGATGACCAAAAATCCAACAGCATCAGCAGGTAAATATCCGCTCATTGCATTGTTCCAGGACTTTGAAGAGCCGAGAGAGGGAGACTTCATCAACTTGAGGTTAAACATGATCATTGCCACTCTTACAGATCGCAATTACAAGTCTGCAGAGAGGTATGCCGTAAACTTCAAACCGTTACTTTACCCGATTTATGACCGGTTTATTTATGATTTGTCGAGGTCTGGTTACTTCCAGGAGTCTTCTGAACGTGACATAAAAGTCACCAAGATTGACAGGCTCTTCTGGGGCCGCAATGGATTGTACGGAAGTGAATCAAACATCTTCAATGATTACATTGATTGCATCGAATTAAAGGACTTGAAATTAAAACTCAAACTCAAAAAATGTTAAAGCCATGGCTTATGAAATAAATAATCCTGGATGCGCTGTCACCGAGGGGGCAAACACCGGAACTCCCGGTTGTGCTTTCATGCCTGACAAGATCGTTGGCGCTATCCTGATTCCGAAAAACAAGATCATCCTGACAGCGGATATCCCCGATATCATCGCTGAGCTTCAGGCAATGACGCTGGCTGCTGTTGCCGACAGGGCCTATCCCATCTTCAGGTTTGAAGAGATCACCGACAACTCAGAGGATTTGACCGTGTCAACCTTTGGTTATGGTGGCAAGGGGATAGGTAAAGAAGGCCGGTATGACTGGACCTTCCGCATTGTTTCCGGTGGCCTGTGCCATCAGAACAACCTCCGCAAGTTCAACGGTACCACTATGAAGGTGCTGTTGATTGACTCTGAAAATGTCATTTACGGTACATCTGTTCCAACCGGTATGGCTGGCCTCTCGCTGGACTTCTTCTACGCTCAGCCGTGGAAAGCTGCCGACGGGTCCAACACCACAATGTTCAATGTTCGCTTTGCCCTTGCCAAACCCAAGGAGCTGAATGAGAATGTTGCATACGTGAAGGTTGATGAGGATGTCGAAGAGAACGTCAAGGGATTGCTTGATCTCGAGCTTTATCAGCTCGCCGTTGTGGCCGGAAAGGCTACCATCGGGATCCGGACCGCCTGTGACAAGACCGACATTTACGGAACCTTTGAAA